ATTTAAATCAAGTTTAAACCAATGGATTGAACAACAGGATATTCCACATATCTTGTTGTATGGTCCTGCAGGTACAGGTAAAACTACAGCTGCTAAATTAATTGTAACTAATTTAGATTGTGATTCAATTTATATTAATTGTTCAGATGAAAATGGTATAGATACAATTAGAGAAAAAGTTAAATCATTTGCTTCTGCTGCAACATTCCGCGAATTAAAAGTGGTTATAATGGATGAAGCAGATTTCTTAACGATTAACGCACAGGCAGCACTACGTAATGTTATTGAAACATATTCTAAAACTACTAGATTTGTATTTACTTGTAATTATATAGAACGTATAATTGACCCTATACAATCTAGAACATCAGTATTTGAAGTATTGCCCCCTTCTAAATCAGAAGTAGCTAAACGTTGTGCTACTATTTTAGATTCTGAAGGATGCAATCGTGCAACTGATGATATTGTAGAAATTGTAAATAAAACTTATCCTGATATTAGGAAAACATTAAATTTATTACAATCTTGTATTATATATGATCCAGCAGGTACATTTTTACAATTAAATAAAGATATTGTTAACCAAAAACAATATACAGATCAAATTATTGATCTAATTAAATCTAATAATGATAAAGCATTTAATCAAATAAGACAATTAGTTGCTGATTCAAATATTAGAGATTATAATGAATTATATAGAGCCTTATTCGAAAACTTAGATTCATTCCATAACCCGGTATTAGGTACAATTATTATTGCCGAATCACAATACCAATCAGTTATGGCTCCTGATAAAGAAATCACATTTATGGGATGTATCGCTAATTTATTAAAACCTTTTTAAATGGATGGACAACAACCACAGATGAATCTAGATTTATCTAAAACAACTGCCCTTGAAACACCTTCAGGTGAAAAAATATGGCACACAGGAATGGTACTTAGAAAAGTATCAAAATTTATAACTGGAACTCCAGAAGATGCTATTGTGCCAATTACTGTTTTTTATGATCCTCAAACTAATGAAATATTAGGAGATACTCTACCTAAGGAATTAAGAGAAGAGTATGCTGGTACCAAGTATAGAAAAATGCAAGATTAATGACAATATTCGATTGGTTAAATCAAATAAGTTATGATAAAAGATCATGGTCTTCTTTTAATAATGAAGATCGTGAATCTTTTAATCCTTATATGATCAATCGATTTATATCAATGAAAAGAGATTACATTGATTTTGTTAATACAATTCAAAAACATTCTATTAGCAAAGAATCACTTTATAATTTTTATTGTAAAATAGTACCAAAAAGAAAAACATTTTTTAGGTATATTAAACCAAAAAAAAGTAAATTTAATTCTGAATTAATTACTATTTTATCTAAACATTTTAAAGTTAGTAAAAGAGAAATAAAAGATAGTTATCATCTAATAGGAAAAGATTATTCAAAAATTATACTTCAAAATAACAGTATAGATGATAAACAAATAAAAAAATTATTAAAATGACAAAAGAACTTTATAACATGTTAAAATCATCTGCTCAAGCAGATAAAGATAAAGCATTATTATCATTAGATTTATTAGGTAATAAAGCTGTTGGAATTGGTGATCATTCAACTGAAGATTTTTATAAAAATGCTGAAGAAGCACTTATAACTTTAGTTGATGCTGATGATAGATTATCAACATTAGAAAAATACTTTAACAGTCCTACTACATTAAACGATTAATATGTCAGCTAAAGAAATATTAAAAAAGGAATATCCATTGATATATGAAACTTATGTAGAAGTAATGGATGAACAATTTGAATTATTTGCTAAAAAACACCTTGATTATGGAATGGGTAATGTATCAGCAGGTACACAGTTAGTAAATGACGAAGAAAAAGAATTTGCCATGACAGGTTTATGGTATAGGCTATCTGATAAAATCAATAGATGGAAAAATATGATATTAACAGATAGAAAAGCTCAAAATGAAACTCTTATAGATACATTCCAAGATATAACCAATTATGGTATTATATGCCAAATGGTTTCTAAGGATAAATGGAAATAAATTACGCTACAGATAAAGTTGTATCATTTTCACAATATTCTACCTACAAATCTTGCCCCCACAAATGGTATTTAGAATATGTAAAAGGCCATAGAGATACAAAACCTAATATATATTTTGTATTTGGAACAGCTATGCATGAAGCATTACAATACTATCTTCAAACCATGTTTGACACATCAGCTAAAAAAGCTGATGACTTAAATTTAAATTTATTCTTTAAAGAAAAAATGGTTGAAGAATATTCTAAATATAAAAAAAAACATGGTCATTTTGCTACACCAGAATTATTAAATGAATTTTATTCAGATGGTGTTGGAATATTAGATTGGTTTAAAAAACATAAACGTGGTAGAAGAAATTATTTTTCATCTCGTAAACATGAATTAAAAGGTATTGAAGTACCTTTAATAACAAATCCAATTAAAGAAAGACCAAATATTAAGTATATGGGTTATATAGATTTAGTAATCTATAATAAAAAACTAGATGAATATACTATATTTGATATTAAAACATCTACTAAAGGATGGAGTAAATGGGAAAAAGGAGACAAAACAAAACATAATCAACTTTATTTATATAAACAATATTATTCTGAATTATTTAAAGTACCACTAAGTAAAATAAATGTAGAATTTTATATTGTTAAACGTAAAGTATTATCATTTGATGATGAAAATTTAATGTCACCCCACCAAGCATATCGTGTGCAAAACTTCAAACCAGTTGATAATAATAAACGTTTAAAAGATGCTAAGGAAGACTTTATATCTTTTATAAAAGAATGTTATACTGATACTGGTAATCCTATAGATAAAGAATTTGAAAAGAAAATTGATAAACCTTGTGATTGGTGTGACTTTGGAAAAAACAAAGATTTATGCGGAGCTTCACTAACTCCCGATGAAAAATTTTTTAGTTTTTGAGAATCCATATATTTATATATATAAAAAATAGATTATGATAAAAAAAGAGTTACAACTAACAAGTGTTAAAGTTCATAGACACTTATTTGAAAATTTCAAAATAGAGTGTGTTAAAACAAAATTTTCATTCCAAAAACTTGCAGACCGAGCTATTTGTTTGTATCTTACAGACGAAGAATTTAGAAAACAAGTTCACAATAAAACGAATTTAACACTAGATAATTAAAAATTTTATGAAAGAAGGTTATTTACCAAAAGAGGAAAGAAAAAAAGTTCTTTTCTTATGTGATGATATTAGAATGCATAGTGGTATTGCTACTATGGCTAGAGAAATAGTACTAGGTACTTGTCACAAATATAATTGGGTTAATGTCGGAGCCGCTATTAACCATCCCGAAGAAGGTAAAAGAATAGATTTAAGCCAGGATAGTAGTAATAGAACAAATATTCCTGATGCTAGCGTATTTTTATACCCACAAAATGGATATGGAAATCCAGATATTATAAGAAAAATAATTACAGAAGAAAAACCTGATGGTTTATTCTTTTTTACAGACCCTAGATATTGGGAATGGTTATTTAGAATGGAAAATGAAATTAGACAAATCATGCCTATGATGTATCTTAACATATGGGATGATTATCCTGCTCCAATGTATAATGAACCATATTATGAATCTTGTGATACTTTACTTGCTATTTCTAAACAAACAGAAAATATTAATCGTATAGTACTTGGAGATAAAGGAAAAGATAAAACTATTGCTTATGTCCCTCATGGAATTAATGAAGACGTCTTTAGACCTATTCTTAGTAAGGATGATGCGAATTATGAAGATCTTTTAAGAAATAAACAAAATATTCTTGGAGATAAAGAATATGATTTTGTTATATTTTTTAATTCTAGAAATATTAGAAGAAAATGTGCTTCTGACTTGCTAGCAGCTTATAAATTATTTAAAGATCAATTACCTGAAGAAAAAAAGGATAAAGTTTGTATAATATTACATACACAACCTATTGATGATAATGGAACTGATTTAATAGCTGTTAGAAATATGCTATTAGGAGAAGATGATAGCGTAAAATTCTCAGGTGGAAGAATTTCAGCAGAAGCAATGAATCTTTTATATAATTTAGCTGATGTAACAGTTTTACCTTCTTCTAATGAAGGATGGGGATTATCATTAACTGAATCAATGATGTCTGGTACCATGATAATAGCTAACGTTACTGGTGGAATGCAAGATCAAATGAGATTTGAAGATGAAAATGGTGATTGGATTAAGTTTGATAGTGATTTCTGTTCTAACCACTTTGGAACCTATAAAAAACATGGTGAATGGGCAATTCCTGTTTTTCCATCAAATATATCAATAGTAGGTTCTCCAAAAACTCCTTATATCTTTGATGATAGGTTAGATTTTAGAGATTTATCTAAAGCATTAATAGAGTGCTATAACTTACCTAAAGATGAAATTGCAGCTAAAGGGTTAGCAGGTAGACAATGGGTTACGTCTGATGAATCTATGATGTCTGCTAGAAAAATGAATGAAAATATTATTAAATATTTTGAAGAAACTTTTAATAAGTTTAAACCTAGAAAAAAATTCGGATTATATAAAATAGATAAATTACCTGTTAAAAAATTAAGCCATAAATTAATATATTAGTTATGAATAAACCTTATGTAGTAGTAAGTTGTCCAATTGACACTTATTCTGGTTATGGATCAAGAGCCAGAGATGTAGTTAGAGCATTAATGAAATCTGACAAATATGATGTAAAAATTTTATCACAAAGGTGGGGAAGTACTCCTTATGGATTTCTAAACGAGAATAATCCAGAAGAAAAAAAGATGAAGGATTCTATTATCCCGCCTCAACTTACAAGGCAACCTGATGTTTGGATCCAGATAACAGTTCCTAATGAATTTCAAAAATTAGGTAAATTTAATATTGGGATTACAGCTGGTATTGAAACTGATATTTGTACTCCTCAATTTATAGAAGGGTGTAATAGAATGGATTTAATACTTGGTTCATCAAATCATACTAAAACTGTATTTGAAAAAACTATATACGATAAAAAAGATAAAGAAGGAAATTTACAGGGTACTGTTAAATTAGAAACTAAATGTGAAGTTTTATTTGAAGGATTAGATCTAGAAAAATATTTTCATATCGCTTTAAACGATTTACCTAAAACAGAATTAGTTACTGAATTAGATACAATTGATGAGAATTTTTGTTTTTTATTTGTAGGTCATTGGTTACAAGGAGATATAGGAGAAGATAGAAAAAATGTAGGTTTACTTATAAAAACATTTTTAGAAACCTTTAAAAATAAAAAATCAAAACCTGCTCTAATACTAAAAACAATGTCAGGCCCTGCTACAATAATGGATAGGGATGATATGTTAAAGAAAATAGAAAATATTAGAAAAGATATTTCTGGTACATTACCTAATATTTACTTTTTACATGGGGAAGTAGAAGATAAAGATATGAATCATTTATATAATCACCCTAAAGTAAAAGCAATGATTAGTTTAACTAAAGGTGAAGGGTTTGGTAGACCATTACTTGAATTTACTCAAAGTAAAAAACCACTTATAGTCTCAAATTGGAGTGGTCATGTAGATTTTCTTAAATCAGATTTTACTAGTTTAGTACCCGGAGAATTAAAAGAAATTCATCCTTCAGCAATACAAGAAGGTTTATTAATAGAAAAATCAAAATGGTTTCATCCTGATATTACCTTTGTTAGTTTATTATTAAAAGATTATTATAATAGTTTTAAACCATATGAAGTTAAGGGTAAACGTTTAGCTCGTCATTGTATGACTAATTTTTCATTTCAAAAAATGCAAGAGAAATTAGAAGAAATTATGGATGAGAATGCTCCTAAAAAAGTAGAGATAAAATTACCTAATATAAAGAAAATTTCATTACCTAAAAAAGATGATTAAAGATAGCTTAGAAATATGTCCATTATGTGGAAGTGATGCTTGTTATGTTACTAAATTAAATGAAACTGCAAATAATTATTTTTGTTTTGGCTGTGGATTTACTACAAATGACTTAATGATTGAAAATGAGTTTGATTTTGAACAATATGAAGAAACTATCCCAGAACTTTATAAAGATATCAAAAAGGTAGATACTTCTAATCGTGTTTGGTATCCTATTACAATTAACATAGAAGATAAAGGTACTGTTTTTGCAAAAGGTACTAATTCATTAGATTGGCAATGGGCGGGAGTTAAAGTAAAAGAAGTTGATAAAAAAGAACAAGGTAAATTCAAAATACCAGGAACAGATAGATTTTATAAGTACAAAACCGATATGAAAACTATAAAAGAATATTCTCAAAAAGACTTTATGGATGCTTTAGAATATATTGGGTTTTTTAAAATATAAATTATGGGAATAAGTTTTTTAGTTACAGCATATAATGAATATGAAGATTTAAAAAAGTTACTAGCACAACTTTTAAAAATTTTAAGACCTACTGATGAATTAGTTATACAACTTGATTCAAAATCTACAGTTGCAGTTATAGAATTAGTAGATA